GGAGTCCGTCTCGTGGGCTCGGAGATGTGTATAAGAGACAGGTCCCTCTCTATTGAGAGTTGTTCCCATTAAGCTGCGACACGCCGGGGCTGGTTGACATGTGCGGTGTTGTGTGCTACGTGAGTGTGTGCGTTAAAGAATTGTCGTGTTTTCGGCGTGTCGTGTTTGTGTACGTGCTATATTGTAGGTATCAACAAAAAACAGCATAAAAAAGGAGCAGAAAAATGAGCAAGGTTGTTGACTGGAACGGGCATGAAATTGATTTTGATGCTGCCGTGGCTCTTATGGATGATGATATCCGTGAAGAGCTTCATGAAGAACTTAGCCCGTGTTCTGATCAACGTTTTTTCAATGCGTATCTTGAACAGCATTATGCGGACTATGGTGAAGAATTTATGATCTGAAATAAAAATATAGCCGCCCGGTAATATTGGCGGGGCGGCTATATTATCAGAGTACTTTAATTATTAATAATGGCACTGAAAAAATAAGGGAGAAATAAAATGAGTTTCATGAATTTTAAAGCGTTGTTTAATTCGATTGATTTTAACATGAATAGTATTTATGATGTGTTCGTGTATTTTGTTGATATTGCGTCTGATTGCTTACTCGAAACTCGGTTTGTTGATTGTATTGTCGCGTACGGGTTTAGGGATGTACTTTCTGATGGTGTATTTTACGTTCCGGGCGCAATATGCTTAGGTTATCGGATTAATCGGTGATTGTGAAAAAGGTGTGTTGAGCATGTTTTGTAAGCGTAATACTTGCGATTTTATCCGGGGTTATAGGGTATATGGTGAACAGCATGTTAAGCCTGTTGTTATGAGTACGAAGCGGTTTGAATGTGATTCGTACGTGTCGGATTATGTGTTTATGCATTGTCGTGATATTGTTGATTTGATGCGGTGGGGGTTGTGGGCGGGGTGAGGTGTGGTGATGGCCTATTAGCTCAGTGGTTAGAGCGGCATCCTTATAAGATGTGCGTGCCGGGTTCGATTCCCGGATAGGCTACTTGTTTATCGTTAATGATATATTAAGCCGTGACGTATTGTCTGATACGTCACGGCTTTTAAGTGAGGTATTATGAATGTTAATGATGTTGTGAGCATGATCGGTAGTATTGGTTTTCCGATTGTGGCGTGTTGTGCTATGGCGTGGTTTATTGCTACGACGTTTAGAAATTTTAATGATCTTGTGACGAAAAATAATGTGTTGACAGAAGAGCTTATAGGCTTGCTGCGGAGGGAAAACGGTGGTGATGATGATACGTCGCGTGTTGCGTAGTGTAATTGCATGTTTTTGTGTATCATTGTTGGTGCTTGCGCCGTCCGCGAGTGCGGATATGCGTGGTGTTGACGTGAGCAACTGGCAGTGCAATATAGATACTGGTAAGCTTAACGCAGATTTTGTCGTGGCCGGGGTCACGTGGGGTGTTGGCGGTTTTAACAATACGTGTTTGCGCAATGGTGTCAGTCAGGTTGCTGATTATCAGCTTGTGCGTGCGACGGCTACGGGCAAGAGTGTAGGCGTGTATCATTATGCAATGGGCAATGATGCGCGTCGTGAGGCTGATTATTTTGTCGATCATGTGACGAAGTATGTTGGCCGCGCGGTGCTCGTGCTGGACTGGGAACATGATGACAACCCCCAGTTTGGTAATGGCGCGTGGGTTGATCGTTGGGTGCGTCGTGTGTACGAGCGTACGCGCGTGTGGCCGATCGTGTATATACCGGCGAGCGGTTTGTGGCAGCTTAGCGCGTATGTACGTCGTCATTGCGGGGTATGGGTCGCACAATACGCATCCAATGCCGTTACTGGTTGGCAGTCGCGCCCGTGGCGTTATGGCGTGTATGGTGAGGCCATGCGCCAGTATACGGGCAATGGACGTGTTGCCGGTTATGCCGGTGCGATCGACCTTGATTATTTCAGGGGCGCACGGTGGCAGTGGAACGCTTACGCGATTGGTGAACGTAAACACCCGCACAAGCGACCGAACAAGCATAACGTATCTACTGCACCTGTGCGTACTCATACCGTTAGGGCTGGTGAGTGCTTGTGGTCTATTTTTGGGTCTAAGTGGCCGCGTGTCGCTAAGATTAATAAGATTAGTCGCCCGTACTTGATCTATCCGGGTCAGGTTTTGCGTTATTGATACATTAATATGTTAAAGTCGGCGTGTCGCGTTTGCGTGCGCCGATTTTTTGTGTAATATTTTTTACGTCAACGTAAAAACGTTGATAAATCAAGAAAAAGGAAATATAATGAGGAATATCAAAAAGACGCGCGCCAGTAGCACGGTCACGTATATTGATCGTGACGGCAATCAGCAATATATTATTATTGATGGTAATATTCGCACCGCTGAGCAAGCCGTGAAAGCGCTGATGAAGTCCGGTTTGTATAATGTATTGGTGGATGACATCAAGGTAGCTAAAACGGTTTACGAAATGCCCGCCGAGACGTTTTTCCGGCACGCGACACCTATCAACGACAACGGCAACGACAACGACAACGACAACGACAACGACAACGGCAACGGCAACGACAACGAGTAACAAAAGGATACAATCATGACACAGGAAATTGAACAGATGGATAATACCACGAATGAGGCAATGGAAGCCGTCGTGAACAACTATCGGTGCATCTGCACAATGGATATTAGCACGTTCGATGGGAAACGCGCCATCATCAACGCGCGAAATACGGCGACATCGCTTGCATCGTTGGGTGATAAACCGTTGACCGTCACGGGCGCATACGTCACGCCGGGTGTCCGTTCCCAGACGGGGCAGAAATGCGCTAATGTCTATTTGTTCGCAAAGGACGGTAAGACGTATTTCAGTCAGTCGGAGGGCATTTATCGAAGCGTCTTGGACATTTTTGACATGTTCCCAGACTTCAACACGCCGGACGGGCTCACTGTTGCTGTCAAGCAAACCGCGCTCGGCGGCGGTCGCTCGCTCAAGTCCCTCGAAATTAAGTGAAATACGAAAAAAGCGAAAAAACAGAACGTTGAAACTGTATGAGGGTGCCATAACCGGTTATGGCACCCTTTTTTATCGTAGGTGGTGGTATGTATGCCCAGAGCACGCAAGCAAGCCGACATCCTGACGGCGAAACGCAAACGTGTGCGACGTGCGATAAACACGATACGCAAGAGCATTACATCGCGAATGCCTGAAAGTGAACGACATGCGCGAACGATGTACGCGCAACGGCTTGAAACAGCCCTGAAACAGACATACGTCGGACGTATTCAGAACAAACAATTACGAGCCGAAGCATACGCGCGGGCGATGGAGAACGCCGACAAACTGGCGCGGCAGGCTGAAACCGTGAAGGGCGGGGGCGGAAAACGCGGCGAACAACGACGATCGTATAACATTTTTCGCCAGGAAATGCGCATGGCATCCAAGGGGGCACCCTCAGCGTTGGGCGATCTCGGTCGCGAAAAAGTCAAAATATTTTGGCGGTACACACAAAATGTATGGCAACGCCCGGATGTACCGCCTGAGAAACGTTTGGAGGTCATCATGCGTGCTTATGATGCCGACTCATTGAGTGAGTTGTTCGATGCTATCATGCAACGCAACGAGCAAGCGCTGCAATATGCTAAGCGCATGCGTATGCATGTCGGGGATTTAGAGGATTATACGGATGTCGACGGCGGTAGTCCGATATGGTTGATAGCGGTAACACCGGACGTAATACGATGACGGCGCGTAAAGATTTCAGGCTAGCCGCGATCTTTGATACTGAGACGGCTAATATATCGCATGGTGTCGAAACACGTGCCTATCCGATATTGTATATCTTTAACGATTTGCGAGATACATCGTTGGAGTCTTACGATCCTACTTCGGATGATGTACGGTTTTATCGGCACGTTGATGAGGCACTTGCATATATCGACGATCTTATAGCGTATGGTAGCGAACATGATTATGTACCGGTAATCGCGGCATATAATCTGATGTTTGACATGCAAACACTCATGCTGGCATTGACGAGCTCGTATACGATCAGCGTAAACGCGCAGACCGCGACAAGCGTGTACACACTCGATCTATACGTGGATGGTAACGTGGTGTGTCGCTTTTGGGATACGTTTTACCTCGAAATGGGCGGATTGCGTGCAATGGGCGAGACATGCGGCCTCCCCAAGGCCGTAGGCGACTGGGATTATACACTTGTACGCACGCCCGAAACGCCGTTGACCGAAGATGAATTGTTTTACGCACGCCGCGACGTACAGGTGATACCGCAATATCTGCAATGGCTGTTGCATGCTAATCATTGGTTGACCTCCGATATGCTCGGGAGTCGAGTACTGACCAAGACATCTCTTGTGCGGCAGATGGCGCGCCGTGAGATCGGCGGGCGGCGCGTCACGCTGCAAGGTGGTAAAAAAATCACATTGCAACGTGCCTTCGAGTTGACGTGTAACCAGGAATTTCCGAAAAACTATGGATCCTATGCATTGCGCAAGGCGTGTTTTCGCGGTGGCCTGACGTTTACGAGTGCGCAGACGGCTAATGTTGTCGTGGATAATGTCGCGTCGTTGGATGTGACATCGATGCATCACGCGTTTATCAATGGGCGTAGGCTACCCGTTAAATTCGCGCCTACACCGCCTGAATTGTTGCAGATTGCTTGTGAGCGCATTGCGGCCACGTCGCTTGATGACGTGTTGAGCCATTATGATGACCCTTTTCGCGTGGGCTTGCATGTCGCCGTACGCTTTAACGGTCTGAGACTACGCAAAGACACGTGTTTCGCGGCGTGGGGCATAGCGATATGCCCCCGGTCGAAATTCGTGCGCACATTGCACGCGGATACTGATTACAGTAACAACGATCGCGCGAAGACTCAGGATAACAGCATCCGTGCGCACGGTTATGTGGACAGCGCCGTTAACCCGGTATACGCTTTTGGCAAATTGTACAGCGCGGACGAGTGCGTGCTGCACGTCAACGAGATTGAATTATGGAATGTCGCACAAGTATATGAATATGATGACATGCGTGTATTGTACGGGGAAAGCACCACGAAAACCATAATACCGCCGGATTACGTCACGCTGCAATCTAACATGCTTTTTGCACGCAAAACCGATGTCAAAAACCTGATCAAGGGATACACCGAGGGGACACCGTACGTGGGCGATATTCCCGACTCCATCCCCGAGGGCATCGCGCATGACGCGAAAACCGGCGAACTGAGCATGAAATTTTTGCAATCCTATTACGGTTCGACCGTCAAAGGGCAATTCAACGGCATTTATGGCACACAAGCGCAAGACGTAATGAAGGCCGATTATTGCGTGACGGAAACCGGCGAACTCGAAGTCGATAAAACCACTGTCTGCACTCCCGAGAATTTCGCTGAAAAACGCCCGAAAACACCACGCGTACTATACACATACGGCATGCGAATCGTAGCTGGAAGCAGAATGCACCTAATGATAGCCATGATGCTGATATACCGGCATTTCGGCGAACGCGTAACGGTCACGGGCGGCGATACCGATAGCCTAAAAATCAGTTGCGATGACGACGTGAGCGACGTGGAACTGCTGAACGCGCTCAAACCGCTGCATGACGCGATCGAAAACGCGATCAACAACACCATGCGACGTGTCCGAAACACCGCGCCCGACATGGCCTCAACGCTAGACCATATCGGCAAGTTCGAGGTTGAGGACTGCGGCGGTGCCACGCGCTACGCCGAACACATGGAACTGTGGAATAAAGCACGTGTTAGTCTGGACGGGAAAGGGCGCGTACATGTCACTTGCGCCGGGCTCCCGCGCCCGGGCGGCATGTACACCATTGAAGACTTCGTGGCCGATGTCATGCATGCGGGGCACGGTTTCGCGGAAACCGTACAAATGTCGCTCGGCTATGACGTGTTGGTGGTTTACGAGATATGTCACACCTTGCAACGCAATAGGCCGCATGCGTGCGATCGTTATATAGGTGATGTCACGGACTATCGCGGCGAGACGGCGCATGTGGATACGCCGGAGGCTATCGGGCTGTATCCGTCGGGTCGATGGCTGGGCGAGTCCGACAAACAGGCGAATGCGGAGAACATAACGTATTTGCGATCTGTGTATAATAGATCTGTGAACACGATACCGCGCGAATTGGTTTTGCGGGATGGAACACCAAGGATTGTGAGCATGGATGGCGAAATACTACTATGACAGGCTTAAAACTCAGATATTGCCGCGTAACGCGGATGTCAATCTTATAATCGGTGCGCGTGGTCTCGGTAAAACGTACGGTGTACGTCGGTACATGGTAGAGGATTATATTAAAAACAATATTTGTTTTGTTGAGGTCACAAGGTATCGAGAAGAAAACAACGACGTTGCGGCAAAATATTTTGACAAGATAATAAAGGACAATATTTTTCCCGGCTACGATTTTAGAGTATGTAACAATGTGGCTGAAATATGTCGTAATGGTGATAAAAAATGGCGGACATGTGGTTATTTCATCCCATTATCATTACAGCAGCAGAAGAAAAAAAGCACATATGTTAATGTACGTAATATTTGCATGGACGAAGTTATCATAGAACCTGACGATATATATCACCATTATTTGCGCAACGAATATGAACAATTAGCCAATCTTGTAGACACCGTCACGCGCGAACGCGCCGACGATAACAAGCTACGTAAGCCGCGAGTTTTTTTATTGGGTAATGCGTGCGACGCATATAACCCATATTTCGAACATTATGATGTGCCCTTAGAACCTGATTTCGGTCTGTATTGGCTTGGTGGTAAAACGTGTGTGTTCGATTATGTTGAAGACGCTGAATACGCTGAACAGAAAACGAAGAACACAGTGGCGGGACGCATGATGAAAAATAACGATGATGTCACCGCTAAAAATAAATTCAAGCACCATGACACTGATTTTATTGAAAAACCGCACAAACACGCTAAACTTACTTATGTTTTCCGTTGGTTGCGTCATGAGTATGGCGTTTATGTTGACTTACGTTGCGGATATGTTTTCATATCCGCAAAATATGACGGGGGTACACATGTACCATATTTCGCAATTACGACGGATGATAATAAACTTAATTATCTTACGGCGGGTGTCGCAAAAGACTTAATCAGAAATCTTACGTCATATTATGCATTAGGATATCTACGTTATGACACGGTGATAACACAACACGCCGTAATTGCAATGCTTAGAAATTTTGGTGTAAAATAATTACGGCATACGCAAGGTGTCGTAGCGAGGGGCGATAAAACATTATCATTGATAACCACGGTTGACTCCGCCAATGATATGGCCGTGAGGGAAAAACGCGCCGCTCATCGTTATGAATCATGTTGCAAGTATGCTAATCTTAAGTCGTGCCGGTTCGGTATTCGTTCGCCGGTACGACTTTTTCATATATGAAAGGAAAAAATAATGGATGACGAAACCACCGAGGAAAGGGACACCGCCGAACGCGATGACCTCACCCCCGACGAAACGCACCGTGAAGGCGAGTTCGATGATCTTCGGGACATGCTCACGTCGATAACCGATAAACTCAATGATGTTATCGAACGTATCGGCGCTATTGATGAACGCATCGATGGCATCTATGACAAGTTCGCTGATTCTGTGTCGCAGATGGTCGAAAACGGTGCGACCGTCCGTGAGGACGATGCGGCAGAAGCAATAGCCGATGCCGCCGCGAATGATCTTGAAAACCTTGATTACACGCTCTGAAGAAACAGATAGGGGAATTTTATTATGGCTGTAGACAATGCGACTATTTTGGATAAGGTGCGCCTTAAGGGGACTGACGATTATCAACAGCGCGTGCCGAGCGCTACGCAAACGGGCGTGGCGAACACCGCGCGATATCTGTTCGACCCGATGAACCGTCAATACCTGAATGATTGTGTATGGAGCATGGTTAACCGAATTGGTCTTACCGTGACGGCGCAAAATGCGCCGTTTGTAAACATGCTTTCAATATTTAAAAAGGAAAACTTGTACTGGGGTTCGACCGTTCAGGAGATTGCCGTCAAGTGGATTAAGGCGCATGGATACAAGGACGATGCCGAAACTCTGTTGAAGATGCACCGTCCCGAAGCCGCCGTGTGGTTTTATGAGATGAATCGTAAAGACCAGTACCCGATATCTTGGACTGACGACGAACTGCGTCAGGCGTTCGTGGACGATTACGGTTTGAATCGTTTCGTCGCGCAGATTATGGAAACGCCGCGCAACAGTGACAACTACGACGAGATGAACATCATGCTTGCACTGATACGTCATTACGAGCGGAATCTTGGTTTCTACAAGGTTCATCTCGATGCGGTGCCGACCGATGAAGCGTCGGCCAAGACGTTGCTTAAGTCGTTGCGTGCGACTGCGGGGCGTATGCGTTTCCCGAGCACACAGTATAATGCTCTTAATGTTAACGATATTCCGGCGTATGCTAACCCTCAACAGATGGTGTTGCTTATCGAGCCGGAATATCTCGCATCGCTTGATGTTGACGGTTTGTCGGCGGTGTTTCAATTGGACAAGGCCGACGTGCCGTATCGTATTATTCAGGTGCCGAGTCTTGGCATTCCGGGTGCGGTGGCATTGCTTGTGTCTACTGATTGGTATCAGGTGCGCGACACTCTTTATGGCACCACGCAGTTCTACAATCCGCAGACACTTTCCAACACAATGTACCTGAACCACTGGGGTATCTATGGCGTGTCCCCGTTCACGCCATGCGCATTGTTTACGACCGACGCGGGCACCTCCATCAAGGTGATCACTCAGACCGTGACCGGGTTCACGTTGACCCCGGAGACGGGTGATGTCAAGGCGGGCGACGTGCTCCAGCTCACGCCCAGGCTCACCGCCACCGTGGAGCCCACCGGCACCGCTGTACAGGTGGCACCGGACGCGGCGACGTACGAGGTTGCGGCGAACCATGCCGCAAGCGGCGATGACGCGCATGGCGCGGCGTTTGACCTCAACGTCAACACGTTTGTTGACGATCAGGCTCGTTTGCACGTGCAGCGCGACGGGCTGACGGCAGGCGACATCATCACGGTGACGGGTACGGCGACATACGTCAACCCGACCGGCGAGACGACGACGCACACGGCGGCTTGCACGTTTACCGTAAAATAGTGTGTAGCGGCGTAACATGCTAGTATCGGGGTACCGGGTGACACCGGCACCCCGATTTTATTTTGCGAAAAAAGAGGTATATATGAAATTCCCGCACTTGGATAATGCCACAGCGTTTCCCGGCGCTGACGTACACGTGTACGATCAGTACATCAACACATACGATTATAATATGTGGACATCGAAAACCAAGATAAAACTATGTCACGTAAAATGGCGTAACGACGGCCACGATGCCGTTAAGTTCCGCGACGATGCCGAGCGTGATGCGTGGTTCGACGCATTGGACGGCGAGACCGTGCATCTTGACACCAGCATGTATATCGCCCGCGCCGACACGGACGGTGTCAAGATACCAGTACCGTACATGACCGCTCAACGCTATAACTATATCGTGGTCGATTTTACGCCGGATATACTGCAATCACCGCTACAGCAATCGGACTGTCAGACAAGATACCACTATTACATCACGGATGTCACGGCGGAGGCACCCAATACGACCACCGTCGTATTGCAACGCGACATGTGGACGGACTACATCAATACGACGACGGTAAACGGCCTGTTGCTGGCTCGGGGACACGCGCCGTTGGTCGGGATGACACCCGCAAAGCTATTGGACAACCCGCGCGAAAACAGTGTCGACATGCTTGCGCCAGATGTCAATTACGGTGCTGCGAACAATCGTATCACCAATACCAAGAGCACCGTTTTGACCGGTGGCGATAAATATATATGTTTCGCGTGCGCGTTCGGCGCGATCAGGTTGGAGGAGATGGCACGCACGCGCGGCGCCGACATAGCCGCCACCGAACCCGTCTACGGAGCGAACGACGGTACCGTGTCATCATGGACGTGGGGCACCGCTGGCATAGACGTGAGCGGGTGCCGTGCGCTCGGCACGCCCTATGCGTCGCAGCGCGGACGCACCCCGAACAACTGGACTGTGTTTGCGCTACGTGCAAGCGACGTAACCGGCGAATACATTAATGATCTGTTCGCGCACTACCCGCATATCACTTCGGGCATAGGCGCGTGCTTCGTGGTGTCCGCAGACATGTGCGCTCGCGGCACCAGTGCGCCCGTCATGGTCAACGGTGTCGCATGGATGACCGTCATAGACACGGAGCGCACATTAAGCGACATCACGTTGACCCCGGAGGACTTCGATATGCCGCCTGAAGTCGCCGACGTGGCCAAACTGTACATATCGCCATACAGCGTATTGGAGATCACGGACACGTGGGGTAAGACAACCACGATCAATATCGAGGATTGCGGGCGGCTCAGCGTGCGAACGTTGGTATCCGTTGCGTATCCGCTCGTGCGACAGGTCGCGTATCTGGATGGATACGGTGCGGACGGCAGCACCACTATCGCCGTGAGCAACCTCACAGGCGAGACCATAAGCGGACATCTGCCCAATGCGGACGCGCTCGCAACGCTCATATCGTACGATATCCCCACGTATGCGCTACAAAGACGTAATATCGACGCATATCGCGGAGCGAACTACAATCGCACGATCAGACAAAACCGCGAGAACGCGATAACCGCGTACGAAAACACCGCGCAAGCAGCCAACACCGCACAAGCAAACACGCACCGCAGTAATAACACGATGCGATCGAACACAGCACGCACCAACACCGCACAAGCAACCAACACCGCGCGAGGTAACACGCTGCGCACCGACGTTAAAAATCTCAACAACACAGCGGCTGACGACATGCTTAAGTATACCCAAACGCAAATGGATGATGACTTGACAAGCGTCAATACTAAGATACTTTCCGACGCTGTCGAGGATCAGAGCGTGGCACAAGCGACGTTTAACGCGGGCGTGACGCAGAACGCATTATCTAATGTGTCATCTATGGTGGCGAATGCCAGTAGCGCGATTGTGGGTATCGCGGCGAGCGGCGCGGCCACAGCGGCCACGGGTGGCGCTGCCGCCCCGTTTGCCATAGGTGCGATGTCAACCCTTGCTACCACAGGCATAAACGTAGGGTTGTCCGGCTATAACTCAGCGCTTGCGATCACCAATCAAAAAGCGATATTTGACGCATCGAATACGGCACTGTTCAACAAAGCGGAATTAGCCCGAACCCAGAACCGTGACGTAAAGAGTCACGCAGAATTTTTTGCAGTACAGCAAACCACCCGGCAGCAGAAACTAGCAACCGACACCACGAATGCAAACAACAAGGCTAGTACGGAAATGACCGCAAACAGCGTAACCGCATCTAATGCCAACGCGGTCGCGACGACGGACACCGGCAACGCTAATGCCGACTCGACCCGTGCCCAGACGATCGGCAACGCTAAACGTAGTATGCTCACGACACGTGACAGTGTCACGAACACGTATCGTGACATGTACAATCAGCCGCCGGCACCCGTTGGCGCGTACACGGGTGACCCGTGGGCGGACGAAATGGCGCAACGTGCGTATGTCGTCAAGGTTCGCACGCAATCCAAAAGCGCACTAATACAAGCTGGTATGTATATGTTGCGATACGGCATAGCAAGCAACAAGCTCTACAACAGGCCGGATCTCACGGCGTGCAGACATTACACGTATTGGCGGGCTGATGATGTGTGGCTCACCAACGACATCGCCCCCAACGACGCACTGGACGCGATACGTGATCGATTCGCGGCGGGTGTTACAATCTGGAATGACCCCACCGAAATAGGCGGCGATTATCTCGCCGCGAACATCAACTAGCGAAAAAAGGTGTTATATATGGGACGTAAACGCACGCATAAGTGCACGCCGACCCGCGCGGCACTTGGTGAAAAAGGGTTGCCGGTATGGCAGCAGTCGCAGCAACTCAACACACAGGCGTATTATATGGCTTATTCGCAGATGCTCAATATTGCACTGTCACGTTTCAAATGGCTCAATCTGCCCAAAACGTGTAACGCATGGTTTCTGGAGTATAATCTGCTGTACTACGGATATGCCACGATCGCCTATCCGCATAGCAAGCCCGGCGTGTTTTTTTCCACGCAAGCCGTTGTCAGTTCCGACTTCAACGTGTATTACCGCCCGAGGAAATGGACATCCTACGGTATAAACGGTTGGCATTTCGACGTAAACAACTCTAACGGTGTCTTTATTTATAGTAATAAGGCACGTACGCCGTTGGTGCCAACGCTGGAGTTTTTCGCGCATGAGATCGAAGATCTGTACATGACGCGCCGTCAGAACCGTTTCCACCAAAAAACACCATTCATTCTGGAAGTCCCGGCGGGTCAGCAGACAGCGGGGGTTAACGTCATCAAGCAAATATCAGGCGGAGAGATGGCAATTATGGCTACGCCCGGTTTCACGGACTCCATGAAGGCGCAGGTGCTCAAAACCGGTGTTGACTATATCGGCATGGAATTACAGAACGACATACAAAACACGTGGAACGCTTTTTACCAGTCGCTCGGAATCAAGAACCTACCCGTTAAGATGGAGCGGCAGACGGCGGATGAGATAAACGATTACGGTGAACCCACCGATCTACGGGCACTGTCCGAGCTTGAGGAACGCCGAGCCGCATGCGACATACTCAACACGCGTTTTGCGCGATATCTGGATGCACCCATCGAGGTGGTGTGGAATCAGGACAACATAAGCCAAAACTATAATTACATGACCAACCTCGAAGCACTGGAGGACAACGACAATGGAGACATCTGACATGATATCGCCGTTTGTTCCGGGCGAAACCGTACCCGATTATCACGCCGTGACAACGATCACATTGGGGGAACTGCTCGCACCCGGCGGCATTGACTGGACAACTCCGCAATGGTCATGGCGCGATGACGCATACGACGACACACAATACGCACGATGCTGCGCAAAGATCGAAAACCGGTATTATGATCGCGAGCTCGGCGTGATGCCGCCGAGCAGATGGCGGCGGCACCTGTTGCGCCTCATCGCCGAAATAATGCCCGTACTCAAACCGCTCTACGAGCTTGCAGCCGGAAACCCCGGAATATTCATGACGGATGCCGACACGTGGCACAAGACGCGTACCGTGTTCTCGGATTTTCCCGCGACACAGCTCGCGACCGGTCAGGATTACGCAAGCAATGCCACAGACATGGAGTATGAGACCGTGACCAACGGCAACTACATGGATAAGGTCAAGGCGATACGTCAAGGCGATTACGTGGATATCGACGTGCTACTATTGGAGCACATAAACGCATGTTTCAGTCCCCTTTGGACTGTCAACATAAACAACTATTAGGAGGCAAAACACACATGTTTCCACTGCCCTTGTACAGCGTATGGCCGTACACGCCCGTAATACCGGCGTTCTACTGGGATGCAAAAAGCACCGAGGAAATCATAAAGCATCTGGCGAGCGAATACGATCATATCACGGCATATTTCGACACGCTCGCAACCGCGATCAACAAACTGAGTGCGGACATGCAAACGTTTGAAAACCGCGTCGAAGCACGTGTCAGCGCGATGGAAAAAACATTGGCGGCATTGCTGGACAATCTTGAGCATGTTGGCGATAAAATGGTGATCTACGACCCTACACAAGGCACCTACGTAGACAGCAAGATAGCCATGCGCAACATGTACCGCGAACTCGCGGTGTTCGGCGCACGCGTCAATCAGGTCGCCACCAAGACCGTAGACGACATGGCAAAACACCGAACCGACGAAACCGCCGCAATCGGCAATCTCACCATATTCAACGACGCGACACCGCGCGTGACCGACCCGCAAAACGGCGACCCCTACCCGCCCATACAGTAAAGGGGAATCAACATGACCGAAACAACATTCAACCATCTGCCACTATACGACACCGGTTCAGTTGCCGACCTACGCGACGCATATAACCGCAGTATGCAACTCATAGACAAAAAACTGCACCAGCTCGACATACAAATACAAATACACCACACAACCGACACCCGCAAGGAGGCCTAAACATGGCAAGCACGACCGATAATTTCAATCTCGATCTATACGATACCGGCGACCCCGCCTCGTTGACCGACCAATACAACAGCGCAATACGCACGATCGATGATACACTTTTGACAATCAACGACAACGCAACCACCGCACTCAACAACGCCAAACAAGCGATCACGGAAACACAAACCATAACCAGCAATCTCACCGCACTAGGCGTAACCGATACCAACACCGCAAGTGCCCTAAAAAACAAAATAGACAACACCGCAAACGATCTCGCCGTTACAACCGAAAAAACGAATAACGCACTTAACCGCTTCAACGCAATCGAGTGGGATACCGATGAAAAAGCGCAAAACTGGACAAACAACACCGACAATAATATCAACAATATCAATCAAACACTAACCGCGCTTAACGCAAGCAACCCGACGGACGCAAAAAAACTACTACACAACATCTATGACGCAAGCACCGGCGATATATCCACAGTCATAGGCATGACCATACAAGCACGATTTATCACACACAATTACGGCACACAGTCAACCCTTAAACATGGTAACACCGTGTATTTCGGCTGCAATAACATTACCGCAGCCGGCGGACAACCAAAGATCGTAATCGTTGATATGGACAGCAACGCGATAACCACCGACAAAACAATCAACGCGGGTCACTGCAACGATATGGCATATATCGACGCAACCCCCAGCACGCCTATATGGGTCGCACCCATCACGCTAGACGGGACAACCGACTATAACGGTATACTGGCGTACGATAACAATTTCAACAACAGCGTTAACATACCCGTACCGCTACACGGCATAGCCGGCATCACAAGAGACCCGATCACCAACAAAGTATATTGCATATGCCGCAACACACCGAACATCTACGAAATAAACATGACCGACTACAGCACCACTATCGTAGGCACCCGCCCAATGGGTAATGACTTCATAGGACAGGGTATCAGCGCATACAATAACAAGATCTTCGGCCACACGACACGCATGTTCGCGTACCTCTACGACGTACGCACCAAAACACTGCAATGGTACAATTGTATGGCCACCGATCTACTCATGTCGAGACGTATCGGCGAATACGAGGCCGGCGAATTCGACAACGAGGGCAATCTATGGGCATGCGCCCGTTCGATCTGCAATGACGACGCGACATCATATCTCAATTGGGGCGGTTGGATATCGTTCCCAAGTAACGCAACCCCGCACACAATCGGCGGACACACCGCAAAAATCGCACAAACCATAGAAATAACCGCCGACTCGCTTAAACCAAAGTTCACAACAATAAACCAGATATGCAGTGTCTTCGAAGTCGCTACAATGATAACCAAACCCAACACGATAAAAATATCCACAACACTAAACGATGCCGAACACGGACAATTGCGACTAACTGGATATTTAGTAATCAGAGGCGACTACACATGTTTCAAACTAATGCCGACCGGTTTCGGTGGCCTCCGAGTACCCGCCGACGGGAAAATAACCATTACCAACACTGGTACACAGATAGAATGCTCAGACCGTTGCGCATCGTTCACATACATGGTTACGCCAGCACTCGCCCCTAATGACATAGTAAAATATCGTAACGGCGGTTGTGTACTAAACCTGATCGCATGCGGCAACACAGGCGGCATGGAGATAGCCGATGCCGTAATCGAAACCGATACCAACAAAATATATTTCGGCCCTACTAAGGTGGTTGGATAACAATATAGCCCGGTAATATTACCGGGCTATATTATTATCACTCAAAAACTAATCACACTCAATACTACGAATATCAGTCATCACCATTATCAACCGTAACAACATACACACGACAGCGACGACCCTTACGAGACACCGCCTGGGCGACTTCTTCATAATCATAATCATAATCATAAGACAACATGCATTCAATGACATCAGCAAGTGCAGAATCAAAAGTATCATTACCCGTCACAATTCCCGTATACACACCTTCGATACCGACCTTATACGCATTATCAGGCAACTCGATAACATAGGCACTTAATTTCATCATTTTTTCTGACACTCCCAATAATACCACACCACAAACACGACACGCCGAAAACACGACAATTCTTTAACGCACACACTCACGTAGCACACAACACCGCACATGTCAACCAGCCCCGGCGTGTCGCAGCTTAATGGGAACAACTCTCAATAGAGAGGGACCTGTCTCTTATACACATCTCCGAGCCCACGAGACGGACTCC